ATGGAATGATCCTCAAATTCCTGAAACATATTCGCACTATGCAGATATAGTAATGGAAACTTTATTAGAAGATTTAAGATCTTTAATGGAAAAAGAAACAGGTCTTGTTTTACTTCCTACTTATTCTTATTGCAGAATATATAAAAATGGAGATATATTAAAAAGACATAAAGACAGACAAGCGTGTTCTGTTTCAACAACTATGAATTTAGGAGGTGACCCTTGGCCAATATGTATAAACCCTAATTCAGAAGAAGGTTATGTTCAAGGAAAAAAAACAGGTCTTCACCAAGTTCAAGACTATGTACCATCAACTAATCCTGGTGTTAAAGTAGATTTAGAACCAGGAGATATGTTGATATATTCTGGTTGTGAATTAGAACATTGGAGAGAACCTTTTGAAGGTAATAATACTGGACAAGTATTTTTACATTACAATAATAAAAGTGAACCAACTGCTAGAGCTGAAAAATTTGATAGAAGAATGCATTTAGGGTTACCTGCTTGGTTTAAAGGAAAAAGTCCTGAGGACTTTGAGTGAGTAGAGAAAGATACTACTATTGGAAATTTGAAGAACTATATTCAAAAAAAGAAGTAAGTGAAATTGATAGTCAAATAGATACCAGTATTTCTAAAGATGCAAAGGATGTGCCTGCTGACAATGTTGTTAAAATAGCACAAGTAAAAATAATTGATTCTGTTAAAATAAAATTATTAGATAGAATGTTAGATGCAATTGTTGAAAGTAATAAAATAAACTTTGGATATAATATATACTACGAAAAATATATAATGAATCACAATACATATTGTCATGAAAACAAAGGAAAGTACGATTATCACGTTGATGCTACATTTTTTAACCCGGCTTCTGATATTAAATTGACTGCAATACTTAATTTATCCACAGAAGAATATGAAGGTGGAGATTTTTACATGAATACGGGTGAAGAATTTATAGTTCCTGAGATAAAAAAACCAGGCAATTTAATAATATTTCCATCTTACTTATTGCATAAAGTTACACCTGTTACTAAAGGAAGTAGGAAAACATTAACTGCTTGGATTGCAGGTCCGAAGTTCCAATAATACATTGATTTTTACAAATATTGCAGTAAAGTAGCAGATTAAACTAGGAATAATATGCTACAAAAATTAGGCTTTCTACCAGGATTCAATAAACAAGTTACATCTACCGGCGCTGAATCACAGTGGACAGGGGGTGAGAACGTTCGTTTTAGATATGGTACACCTGAAAAGATAGGTGGCTGGGCTCAATTAGGAGACAAAAAATTAACGGGTGCTGCAAGAGGATTGCATCATATGGTTAATAAAGAAGGTATTAAATACGCAGCTATTGGTACCAACAGAATTTTATACGTATACTCTGGAGGAGTTTACTACGATATACATCCTTTAACTAATCCATCAGGCACAGCTATTACAAGTGTATTTAGTACAACTAATGGATCACCTACTGTGACAATGACATTTTCTTCTGCACACAATTTTCAAGTAGGGGACATTATATTGTTTGGCGACCCTTCTACATTTACAGCTATTACAGGTTCTAATTTTGGATCTTCTGATTTTTGCGATAGAAAATTTATGATCACTAGTGTTCCAAATACAACCACACTTACTATTACAATGGACAGTAATGAAAGTGGAGCAGGAGCAACTACATCTGGAGGCATAACTTATTTTCAATACTACCACGTTGGACCCGCTGAACAAATTGGAGTTTTTGGGTATGGTATATCTCAATGGGGAGGAACAGTTACAAGTCCACAAACTACTACATTGAACGGAGCATTAAACGCTGACTCTGCTGGAACTGGTGGAACAGGAACCACGATTAATGTAGCCAGCACAACTGGATTTCCAAGCACAGGAACAAATTTTATACAAGTAGATAACGAAGAAATATCTTACACAGGAATTACATCTACAAGTTTTACTGGCATTACTAGAAATGTTCGAGGAACAACTAACGCCTCTCACAGTAATGGTGCAACAGTTACTGACTTTAGTAGTTATTCAGCCTGGGGCCAAGCAGCATCAACCACGGATAAAGTTGCAGAACCTGGTATGTGGGCAATAGATAATTTAGGAAGTACATTAATTGCTTTAATATTTAATGGAGAATGTTTTGAATGGAATGCTGATGCATCAAATGCAACAGCAACACGAGCTACAATTATATCAGGTGCACCAACAGCGTCACGTGATATGTTAGTGTCAACTCCCGATCGTCACTTAGTATTTTTTGGTACAGAAACAACAATAGGTAACAAGGCTACACAAGACGATATGTTTATAAGATTCTCGTCTCAAGAAAATATTAATGACTACACACCAACAGCTGAGAATAGTGCGGGTACACAAAGACTGGCCGCCGGATCACGGATCATGGGTGCTAAACTTGGTAGAAATGCAATATACATTTGGTCCGATACATCTTTATTTACTATGAGATTTGTTGGAACTCCTTTTACATTTGCTTATGAACAAGTTGGAAATCATTTGCTTATGAACAAGTTGGAAATAACTGTGGATTGATAGGTAAGAATGCAGCAGCAGAAGTTGACGGTGCTGCGTATTGGATGTCTGATAATGGTTTCTTTAGGTACACTGGTAAACTAGAATCGATGGATTGTTTAGTTGAAGACTATGTTTATGATAACCTTAATTCAACATCTAATCAATTTGTATATTGTGGAATAAATAACTTGTTCGGTGAAGTAACTTGGTTTTATCCTGAAGCTGGTTCTAATGTAAATACACAATCAGTTACATATAGTTATTTAGATTCAACAGCTAAAAGACCTATATGGTTTGTAAACGCAAGTCCTTTATTTATCAGAACAACATGGCAAGACTCAGCTGTATTTGGTTTGCCTCATGCTACTCAATATGATGCAGGAACAGATACTTCTTTTGATGTAGTTGGTAATACAGATGGTATTTCATATTACTATGAACATGAAACAGGTGTTAACCAAGTAAGGTTAGGTGTTACAACAGCCATACCTGCTAACATTACATCTGGTGATTATGATATTACACAAAAAGTTGTAAGAGGAGCTGCAACTAACATGGCTGACCTTAGAGGTGATGGTGAAAACATTATGAGAGTAAGTAGAATTATACCTGATTTTATATCTCAACAAGGAAGCGCTGTTGTACAATTAGATTTAAGAAACTATCCTAGTGATACATCAGTTAGCTCATCATTAGGTCCTTTTACGGTAACAACAAGTACAACAAAAGTAGACACACGAGCTAGAGCTAGAGCTATAGCTCTTACAATATCCAACACAGCAGTAGATACTAGTTGGAAGTTAGGGACTTTTAGGTTAGATATACAAGCTGGAGGAAGAAGATAATGAGTGGTATATTAAATATATTAGCATCAAAAGCATTTCCACAAGGAAATTTTCAAAGTATAAGAGCAAACGCTCCTAGTCAATTTGATTATAATGTTGAAGCCACTCGTGATCTTGTTCAAAATCAACCTTTTAATCCTTTTGCACCTGCTGCAGCTGCAACTTTAAGTTTACCTTATGATACTATACAAGGTATAGGAAGAGCGTTTGAGGGTTTTGAACCAGATACAGGAATTTTAGATTATGATGTAGTTCCAAATGCACCTACGTTTGCAGATATAGGTAAATCAATTGCTGCAGAAAATCCACTTGATAGTTTGTTAGGCAGAACATATGGAGCAACTTTAGGACTAGGAGATAAATTAACAGATTATGCTCAAGGTTTAGCAAGTTTATTTGATTCTAATGCTATGGCTGACCAATCAATCGCTGGATCAAAAAATTTTTCAGAGACAAACGACCTAGCTGGATTAGATATGGATAGATTTGCAGGAGTAAGTTCTCTTGGAAGAAATGATATGGATGTTGAACAAGTAAATCAATTAGGAAGTCCAAGTAGATTTCAAAGTTTTAAAAATCAAATGAGTAATTTTATAGATAATCCAGTAACGAAAGGTCTTGGAACAGCTCTTAATTTTGCAAGAGGAAGTTTACCTGGTATGGTAATGAGTGGTTTAGGTTCTCTATTTAGTAGAAACCCCAACGCTCCAAGTTATCAATCCCGTAGTCCTAATATTAATTATCGTGGATTAAATACAACTAATCTAAATGACTTTTATGATAATAATTTTAGAACTTTAGCAGATTATTTTAACAGAGATAGAGATGTTGATGGAAAAACAGTTGGAGGAACAGGCACAACGGCGGCGGCAGATACTTCTCAAGGGCAAACAGGATATGGTAGTTGCTTTATTGCTGGTACTAAAATTACTATGGCTGATGGTACATTTAAAAATATTGAAGAAATTATAGTTGGAGATAAAATAAAAGGACATAAAGAAGATAATATAGTTATTAAACTAGATCCTACCTTATTAGGTGATAGAAAATTATATTCATTTAATGATAATGAACATTACTTCTTTACTTCAGAACACCCATTTATGACTGAAGAAGGTTGGAAGTCTGTTAAACCAGAAAAAACAAAAGAACGTGATGGTATAGAACTATATAATCAATTAAAAGGTGAACTTAAAATTGGTGATAAATTGGTAACTGATAAAGGCTTAATTGAAATTACAGATATTAAATCAAAAGAAATTAATAAACCTGACATGCCTTTATATAACTTTAATGTTTCAAATGATAATTCATACATTGCTGATAATTATGTAGTTCACAATAAAGGTGGTAGTACGGGCGGTAGTGGTGGATCGGCTACTGGCGGTGGATTTTGCTTTGATCCAAGTACTCCTATTCAAATGGCTGATGGTTCAACTAAACAAATTAAAAATATTCAATTGGGTGATGACACTAAAGGTGGAGAAGTTACAGGTGTGTTCCAATTTAAAGCAACAGATGAAATACATGATTACAAAGGTGTTACCGTTGCAGGTAGTCACTTTGTTAAAGAAGATGGTAAATTTATTATGGTTAAAGATAGTCCACTTGCAGTTAAAATTGATAAGATACCTGTTGTATACTCACTAGATACAAGTGGTCGAAGAATCTTTATTAAAGATATTGAGTTCGCTGATTACAATGGTGATGGTGTTGCTAAAAATTTCTTAAACAATGCAGGTGTAGATTTAACCGGATTTGATAAAGAAGTATTAAGACAAGTAGAACACAGATTAATATAATGGCAAAGATAGTACAGTCACTAACTAGAGCAAGTTCAGAGTATGAAGAAGACGTAGCACAATCACTTGTGCGAGATTTAGATGCCGTGTTAGAGAAATTAAACACTACATTTCAAGAAGAATTAAAACAGGAGATAGAAGCTAGAAGTTTCTTTTTAGATTAATGGCAGTAGTAAACCAATATAAATTTGTAGGAATAGATAATAGTACAACAGGTAGTGCACTTACACCTTTTGGTT